AGGTGACCCCAACGAAACCAGCACCTTCACCAACGACAGCAAGACGTTTATCAAGGGACTCACCAGTGGCAGCCTGTCGCTGGAGGGGCTGTACGAAGCGTCCACAGACATCGACCCGACCGGGACAACCAAGACCTTCGACCAGTTCCTCAACGGACTGGTGTCGGCTACAAGCCCGTCGGTGATTACTTGGGTGCCCTACACCATGGCAGCCGGGAGTTGGGTGAAGGGCGCTTACGCTCGCCTCAACTCCTATGACATCACTTCCCCGGTGTCCGATGTGGTCAGTGCCAGTACGTCGTGGGATACCGGCCATGCCGGGGCTTCCTCCAGCCTTGTCTACGCATCGTCGTGGGCAGCAGAGAGCCTGACTACTGGGTCGGCGGTTACACCAGCAGCCGGGGCAACAGTGGACGGCACCACTGTCAATAGTGGTGCAGCCAGCACAAGTGGCTATCTCGCTATTTGGCACATCGTGGCCAACACTTCCAATGCCACGCAGGAGATCAAGATTCAGCACAGCACCAACGGCTCGTCGTGGTCGGATTTGGTCACCATCGAATCGCCCCTTGCTGCCGGGGCATTGAGCAGTGGCATCACTGGGGCCACTTCCGGCACTCTCAACCAGTACCTTCGGTTCCAGTTCTCCGCTAGCGGTTCATATAGCAGCGGTACCATCACGCCGATTATTTCAGTCGGACGTATATCGGCCACACAAGCGTAAGGAGCAGACATGGCCTTCAAGCACGGATCAGATTCCACCTTCAGCATTGACGATTCAGGCGGGACCGCACGAGCAATCACTGGTGTTGACAATGTTTCGTTCACCATCAACGGTGAACCGGCAGAGGTAACTTCTCTAGGAGATGCGGCCAAGGCTTTTATTGCTGGCCTGAAGGACGCTTCTCTCTCCATCAGCGGGTCGTGGGATGTCACGGCTACCACCGGTAACGATGTCGTTCTGAGCGGTATCGTCGGCGGGGCTGCGGGAACCTTCTCGTATTCCCCAGATGGGGGCACGACAACGTACTCTGGTGAGGCACTTTGCACCAGTTACGAAGCCTCCTCGCCTGTGGCTGATAAGGTTTCCTTCTCGGCGGACTTCCAGCCGACCGGAAACGTAACCCGTTCCTAGTAACTGCCTAACAAGAGGAGAGTGGCCAAAGTGTCCCTACGGGATCGCATACTCGCAGCCGATGACATCGGCAAGGAACTACTCGTCGTCCCCCACTGGGATGTGGAAGTAGAACTACGCACCATGACTGCTTCTGAACGGAGCAAGATGCTTGCGTCTGCTGTCGATAACAACGGCAACATGGACTTGGAGGAGTTGTATCCACGCATCCTGATCGCCACCGTGTATGACCCAGAGTCGGGTGACCCGGTGTTCGACAGCGATGATGTGGCCAGCCTCGCCACCAAGTCGGCAGCAGCCATCGAATTCGTCGCCCAGAAGTCAATGGCCCTCTCGGGTCTGGCTGGGGACGGGGTTGATGAGGCGGGAAAAGCGTCCTAGAAGATGCGGAATTCCGATACCTCTTTGTTCTGGCTGAGAGGTTCGGAAGGACCATTGACGAACTCTTATTTGGTAGCCCCAACCATCGGCCTTTGATGGCCGACGAGTTGGTCGCTTGGGCAGGCTACGACAAGATCGTGGCGTGGGAACGAGAGCAGGCGAACAAGAAAGCACGAGCACGAGCCAAGAGTAGATAGGACAGCAGGTGGCATCTCAACTAGACCTCACTGCTGTTCTAACTGCGGATGCCCGTGTCTGGGTAAAGGAAACCCAGAGGGCTGCCCAGTCCTTCAATAATCTGGCCAACACGGTCCAGAAGCAGGCGACCAAGACTCAAGATCGCCTAGCCAAACTTGCCAAGTTTGCCAAGGGCACACTGGCTGTAGCCATCGGCTTCAGCCTCAGTCGTGAAATAATGAAGACGGCTGCCTCCCTGAAACGTCTGGGGAAGCAGGCTGTCTTTAGTTCTGCCCGTGTGGAACAGATGACCTCTGTTCTGAACATGCTGGGCGAGGGGCTTGGCTACAGCACTAGCCAGATGGCTGGCTTCACGGAGGAAATCCGTAAATCAGGCATCGAAATGGGCATCGCCCAGAACACCTTGCAAGAGTTCATCCGTTATGAGATGGACCTCACCAAGTCCACAGAATTGGCACGGGTGGCGCAGGACGCTGCTGTTATGTCGAACAGCAACTCGTCCGCCACGCTGCAACGCCTCATCTACGGTATTGCCCGTCAGAACTCCCTGATCCTGCGTAACGCTGGGATTCAGGTGATGGCTGGATCAGCCATTGACAAGCACGCTGCTTCCCTCAACAAGTCGGCTGACCAGTTGACTTCCAACGAGCGCACACAGGCCGTCCTGAACGCTGTGCTGAAAGAGGGCACCAAGATTCAGGGTGCTTATACCAAGTCTCTTGAAGAACCAATCAAGAAACTAGGTTCACTGGCCCGTATCTGGGACGACATCTCTGGCCAGATCGGTGACACCCTCTACCCAGCCTTCAAGGTGTTCATCAACGAAATCTGGGACCCCTACGTCAAGTGGATCAAGAAGGTCACGGCTGAGGGGACACGGCTCAACAACTACCTGAGTGACTTCGGGAACGCTGCTGCTGCTGCGTTCACAGTGCTCGCTGAGTTCGCACAGACGGACACCTTCAATGAAATCAGCGCGAGCGTAATTTCTATCGTTGACAGTTTTCTCACCCTAATTAGTGCGATGCGCCCATTCGCTTCAGCGATTGTGAGTGTGGAATCATTTGCGATTGCTACGGAAGCAGTGGCAGGAACACTCAAAGCCCTTGAAAAGATCGTGGTTCCCCTCATCCCACTCCTTCAGGGGTTGTTCGCTCTGAAGTTGGTTGCAGCAGTCAGAGCCATGAGCAGTGCTCTAGTTGTTGATTTGCGGTTACGGGGGATGCTCTACGCCGACACGCTACGCCAAACCGCTGCCCAAACAGGTCACACCGCTGCGCTGGTCGGTGGCACGATGGCAACTCGTGGGATGGCGTTAGCGATGGTAGGGCTGTCGGCTGCGATGAAAACGGTCCTCCCCCTCCTCGCAGCGTTCGCTGCCTTCAAGGTAGTCACCATCATCATTGGTGCGTTCCAAGAGCGCCAGACAGAGGCAGAGGAGGCTACAGAAAGACTCAATGAGGCTCTATATGAGCAGGGCCGGTTGGTGGATGACGCCGAGGAGGCTTTCAAGAATTACTTGGCCACAACGAGTGCTTTTGCTGATCGCAACCAGATTGATGACCTTGATGAACTAGCGACTGTTGTGGGACTTACCCGCAGCCGTCTGGTGGACCTTCTCCAGATGCCCAACATGGGTGGGCTGGATCAGTTCATTGACAAGATGGTGGAATTGGGTGGTGAGAATGGCCTGCTAGTTCGGACCAATCAGAATTTGCAACTTGGCCCAAGATTCTTGGAGGCTGGGAGTCCTGCGTGGCGTCAAGCAGTAACAGACAGAGGCTTGTTGCTTGACGTACAGGGCAGAATCCTTACGGGTAACTACGACCTCGTGGATTCCTTCAAGATAGAAGCACAAGCCCAACAGGACGCAGCCGAGTCCAACATTATGTGGATGCTAAGGCAGGGCGACCAAACGTCTGAGTGGATGGCGCAAACACTCCGAGCCGTGTCCGATCCGGCGCTGGTCACTGCCTTGGATGAATTGCACGGCCTGATGGGCACCGAACTCAACATCACCGAACTTCTCCCCCACGCTTTAGAGAGGGCTGGTGGTGACTACATAGAACTTGCTCGTCGCTTGGGAGTAGGAATAGATGAACTAGAAGCAGCGTTCTTGGAATTGGAGAAAGAGCAGAAGAAAGAAGCCGACCGGATAGAGGAACTGAACGACAGGGCGCGCAAGTTGTCTGGGTCAGTAACCGAACTCACGGGGGACATGCAAGAACATTGGTTCACAGTTGTAGAAAACAATGAGGCATACAAAGGGTTCCAAGAACGCCTAGATGCGGTGTCCGAACGCTATGAAATCTTCAATAGAGACATCTTCAATGCCATGGATGCTGCTATGGCCCAGCAGGACATCACCACCAGTCTTACGGCAATACTTGAGGAGAATAAGGACGCCGTAGGTGGTCAGGGCAAGGCCATAGGTGAAGTGATGAACCTCATCAGGTCCAAGGTCATCCCAACAGCAACCAAGTATGTCAACTCACAGGTCCATGCAGCAAAAGCACTAGGCCAAACTCTTGATCCTGCCCAGTTGCTCAATGAGCAACTCGCCATTATCGCACTGAACTTCTCTGAGACTGCCAAGCAGGCAGGCTTCTTGGAGGAGGACATCCAGAACCTAATCAACACCATGTTCGGGATAGATGACGTTCCATCGGAGGTCAAGTTCGTTGTAGACCTTTACGGAGCCTTCAACATAGACACGATCAAGCAGGCAATCGCTGGGCTGGCCGAAACCATCGTCGGTCGCTCAACTGAACTGTTCCGCAACCTCACCACCATCTTGCAGGGGTTGGAACAGGATCAGGGTCGTTTGACCAACCAGTTGGGGCGGTCCCTCAAGAATTTGGGTGACCTTGAACATGCGATTACTGGCCACATCACTGACCAGATGGAATCTCGTGAGAAGGGGCTACGGGCTGCCGTCAGGTATCGACGGGCATCAAAGACCATTGAAGACATTGAGGAGAACATCAACGATCTCCTAGATGAGCGCAACAAGTTGAACAAACTTGATAGTCGCTGGAACCTCAACCGGGAACTCTCGCTTGCCCGCCAACGACGCAACCTGATTCTGCTAAAGCAGACGCTTGATGAGATTGGCCAGCGCCAGCGTGACATTGATCTGGAAGGGCAGGGGTTAGGCGAACTCAAGAAGCGCCGGGACGAATTGTTGGCGCAGGCTTCTCAAGTCACCACAGTGGAATCCGATCTGATCGGACTGGTTGACAAG